TAACAATAGCTTTTTAGATGGTCTTAACTTAAAAACCCTTGATGTTATTTGTAATAATAAAATCAACACTGCAACTCACAAGGGCGGAGCTATTTTCGAAAACAACTTAACTATATCTGCTGTTATTGCTGGTATTCGTGAATTAAGATTGACTGTGAATGCGAATATCTCAAGAATAATGTCAAATGGCGAAACATTGGGCGGTTCTTATAATGCGGCCATCCCTTATTTCAATACAGTAGCTTACGAGTTGCCAATTATTGATGTTGGTAATAATTACTTAGAAGAAGAAAGGAACGAGCTTAAAAATTCTGGTGGCTCTTGCCCTCAAAATAACTCTGCAAATACTTTTATTGATATTAACAAGCAATTTACTACTTACAAGCTAGACAATGCGGGCAATGTTGATAAAACTTATCAAAGTGTAAATACTCTTGACACTATGTCAATTGTTAGAGAATACTTTTTTAGAAATATAAAAAAAGACTTTGCACAACATGCACTTACAAGCGGTCAAGTAGTTGCCAACAGAAAAATGGTAAATAAAGATAGCTTTATCGCTACTTTATGCGAATATTATAGAGAGCTATCTGGTCTTGCTAATCTAAACACTAATTATGCTTTACTTGTAGCTAGTAATGAAGCTCTTGCTTATTTTAAAGATTTTATCAACAAATCAATTGTTGTAAATTTACAAGAAGGTTCTATTATTGCTGATAGCTCTGCAAAAATAGTATCTCAACTTGAAACTATTATTATTAATCTAATCCCTAATTTCGAGGCTTAATTATGGCAATACAAGATAAACCATTATTGATTGTAAATGGCAAAACCTTACCTTATAATTCTAAGGTAAGTTTTACTGATGGAACTCCTGAAATTGAAACTACTGGACAAGTTGGAGGTCCACCAATCAAAAGAAAAAACTACGAAAATGCTTTTTCTACCATTAAAGTAAATGTTAGGTATTCTAACGAAACCGAAGTAATCATCAATCAAATAATGCAAAATGGAGATAATAACACTATTATATATGGTGTTAATAAATTCTCTGGTTGTGTTTTAAAAACTAATATGATTGAAAGATCATATGGTGAAGATGTTGATTTAGAGTTCAACGGCAACCCAATTTTTGCATAATGAAAATTCAATTAACAAAACCTTTGATAAACTCGCCATTTAATGATAATGGCTCAAATACTTTTAAAAACATTGAAGCTATTTATTTAAAAGATGTTAATATTAATTTAATTAAAAATTATTTCCATTATTTTCGTTCAAGTTTTATCAAGGCTTCATTAGATTTTGTTTCTAAAAATCCACAATCAGCTCAAGATACAGAGCAAAGCGAGGGTGTTAATTCTTCTGCTATTGCTCTACTGTTATTTAATGGAGATCAAGAAATAATTGATAAATCTAACGAACTACTAAAAAAAATTGCTTTTAAAGACGAAAATTTTAGAAATCCATTAAATGATGCTGATCTTAATGAATTAGATTTTCAAGATTGGGAAAATGTTATTTGTGAGTTTTTAGCAAATTTTTGGGTCAGCAAGTGGTCTCTTGGAGGGAAGAAGAAATAAAGTTTCAAGAAGATATTATCTACTTAATATCACAAGTTATAGTATTCTACAACGGTGCTATAACTTACAAAGAAATATTAGAGATGCCACTTGCTGAATTAGATACGCTTATTAAAGCTCGAAACAAAATTATAAAACAAAATGTCGTTTAATGTTAAATTTATTTATGATCTAGTTGATAACTTAAGTCCTAAGCTAAAAGCAATTAGTAATAATATGTCTCAAGTTGGTAATGCTTTTACAAAATCAACTAACAATATGATTAACAGTATGTCTAATATGTCAGACAAGGCTTTTAATTTTAGTCAAAGTGTAGCTGTTATGTCTACTGGCTTGGGAGCTATGGGAATTAAAGCAATTAAATCATCTGCTAATTTTGAAACTCTTGCTATTCAATTAGAAGTATTGACAGGCTCCGCAGAAAAAGGTAAAAAACTATTTGACGAACTAACACAATTTGCAGATAAAACACCCTTTCAACTTCCTGAAATAGTACAAGCTACAAGAACATTGCTAGGCTCAAATATAGCCTTAAAAGATGTTGTTGATACAACTAAAATGCTGGGAGATGTATCTGCTGGCTCTGGTGCCGATATTAAATCATTGGCAGTAGTTTACGGTCAAGTTGCTGGTATGACTAAGCTACAAGGTCAAGATGCAATGCAATTTATATCTAATGGTATTCCAATCTGGGCTTTATTGCAAAAAACCACTGGTAAAAGCATTTCTCAATTAAGACAATTAGGAACAGATGGTAAAATTTCATTCGATCTTGTTAATAAAGCATTGACACAAGCAACACAGAAAGGCGGGATGTATTTTAAGGCTACCGAGAAGCTTTCAGAATCTCTTAATGGTCTTTTTTCAACATTAGGCGATAGCATAAACAAAGCTTTTGGTAAGCTTGGCGATGAAATTATAAAAGTTATTGATTTAAAAAACTTAGTAAAAGATATAACTGTTTTTGCTGGAAAAATTACAGATGCTTTTAGTGCCTTATCGCCTGAGATGAAGAGCCTTATTGTTTACGGTGGTTTATTTTTAACTGCCTTATTGCCAATCGGCTTAGTTCTTGGTGGATTTTTTATCGCATTAAAACAAATATTAATTGTTTTTGAAGCTTTGTTATTTCTTGTGAGGTTAAATCCCTTAACTTTGTGGATAAGTGCTATTGCTTTGTTAATCTATAATTTTGATACAGTGCTTGAAACTGTTAAAAAGATTTATGATTATGTCGGCAAAATAATTACAGGTGCAAGAAATATGTTTGGAGGTAAAGTTATATTGGGTCAAGCTGGTAATGCTGGCTTAGATTCTTTGCCACAAAGTCAACCGATGCAACAGCCTATAAGTCAAAACCCTTATCAATATTTCTCTGGTGGGCTCAATGTTAATTTCAACAATGCTCCTAAGAATACTTCTATAACACAACAAAGCTCGCCTAATTTCAATCTAGGCACTAATATGACTTATGCAAGATGACTTTATTTAACAGCTCAAAAATAAAACCAGCAAGCTTTAAAAAAGCTAAATTTCTTTTTGATACTAGCAACATCAAGGGTGGAATTAAATTCGCAGAATTTGAATATCCTAAAACAGATAAAAGAGATATTGAAACCCTAGGCAAGATGCTTAAGAAAATATCTGTCAACTGTTTTATTGATTGCAACAAAAATTATAGTCAACGAGATAAACTCCAGCAAGCATTTGACAATCCAAAGGCTGGTTATTTATCACTGCCATTTTATAAAAAGTTTTATGGCTATGTTGTTGAATATTCTTTTAACGATGCAAAAAATGCAGTTGGCAATACATCTGTTAGTTTTGAGTTTGTGGAAATTAGTAAATATGGCAAAAATAAGAAGAATGGCAAAGGGTTTTTAGCTAATCTTAAAAGTAAAATACTTGGAAAATATGAAGAGCAATTTGACAAGGCTTGGAAAGCGGTTTCGAAAACTAAAGAAAAATTTGATAGTGCTGTTGATACAATAAAAAAAGTTGCTAATAAAGTTAATCAAGTTGCAAGTGCAATAAATGGAGCTGGTGATAGTCTTGGCGATTTTTCAACATCAATTAATGAAATTGTTAATTCATCAATTAATCTTGTCAAGTCTCCTAAAGTTTTAGCTCAAAATGTTAAGACAGCATTTGATAATCTAAGTGTTGCTTATACGAGCAGTAAAGATTTATTTAAGGTTTGTAGAAATTTATTTGACATTAACGAAAAAGACAGAAATCAAATAGGCAATTCTCAAAACTCAATCGATATTAGAAATAATCAAGATTTAATTCATCAACTAATTAAAATCAATGCTCTAACTCTTGCCTACGAAACTTCTGCAAATATTGATTATTCAAATACACAAGAATTAAATCAAGTAATAGCTGATTTAGAGTTCGGATTTTCACAAATTGGCTCAATTTCAGATAGAAGCATAATTGATGATTTGCAAGCCTTAAGATATGAAGCAATTAATTATCTTAATGAATTAGCTGTAAGTGTTCCTAATGTTGTTGATTATGAAGTTATAGCCTCAACTCCACTAACTAAAATATTATTTAATCTTTATGGCAACGATGACAACAAAGATATTATAATAAGTCTCAATAATATTAATGATACAAGCTCAATCACTGGAACTATTAAAGTTTTAAAGTATGAAGAATAAAGTTTTAATTTTTTGCGATGGACTAATGATTGAGAATTTTATTGATTTCTCATTAGATAAATCAATTGAGAATTTCTGCAATTCATTTTCTTTTAGTATTACTCAACAGATGCTTAATGATAAGAGCATAAAGCAAGGCTCTAAAATCAAAATAGAAATAGGTAATGAATTAGTATTTACTGGCAACGTTGAAAGAATAGAAAATAATCAAGAGCTTAACAGCCATTCAATAACAGTTTCAGGTAGAGATAAAACAGGCGAATTGATTAACAGCTCTATCCTGCCAAAGCAATATAAACAAAATGATTTTAAAAAGTTATTACGAATTATACTTGATGATAATGGTTATAGCAATATTAAGATTAACAGCGATATAGAGACACTGCCAAAACTACCCAGCAAATCATTTGTATGCGATAAACAACAGAAAATATTTAGTTTTATAGATGATTTAGCGAGAATGCTAAGAGTAATTCTAATCACCGACGAAAATGGAGATATTCTAATTACAAGAGAAGGTGCGGATCTAGCTGTTGGCTCTCTTAATCTAACTTCTAGTAGCACTAATATTATGTCAAGTGGTTTATCTGTTGATAATAATGATACTTATAAATTCATTCAACTAATCGGCTCACTAAAAACTAAAAGCTCAAAAAAAAGACTGAAGCAAAAAGTTGAATTTACAGATAAAAAAGCCACAACAAATAAAAGATTGATAGTGAATATCAATATGAATACAAATAAACAAAATCTAAGCAGTATTGCTAACTGGTATATGGCAGTAAAGAGAGGCAAGGGTGCTAAATATAGTTGCATTACACAAGGTTTTTACACAAATGTGTCAATTGGCTTGATATGGCAAGCTAATACAATATTATTGCTAAAAGATGATGCTAGCGAACTCAACAGCTTTTTTCTGATTCAAGGTGTAAGTTATAAACAAGATAATAGCGGAAGTAAAACAGAATTATCAATATGTAATATTGGAAGCTTCACAGAATTTGACAACAACCCTTTCCTTTCAACTTCGGTAAGTAAATTATTTAGTCTTTTTGCAGGCGATTTAACACAAAAATACAGATAGTAAAAATAATTAAAAATAATTGTTGACAAATTATAATTAATATATCATAATAATTACATTATTAACAAACTAAACAAATTATGAAAATTAAAACTAAAACACTAGTAAATGCCCTGAATCAAATTGATTTTGATAAAAAGGCAATACATGAATACTTCAATCTTTTATTTCTTAACACAATAGAAAATAAATTAAGTTTAAATTATACTCATCACTTTGAAGGCACAAGCATCAATATTTTAGTTGATTGCGAAGTTGCTAGCGATATGAATATTGCTGTTGATATTCAAGAGTTTATAAAACTTGTTAAAACAATTAAAAGCGACACAATAGTTTTATCAATAGATTACGATAACCTAAAAATCAATAACTATTCAATTCTAATTTTTAAAGATTATGCTTTAACAACTTCATTTGAAAAAGAATATACAAAAATATTAGAAATGCCTAGCAATCAATTTGTTAAAATGCTTAATCAAGTCAAACCTGCAATGAGTAAGGATAAGGCAAGGCAAAATATAAAAAGCATAAATATTAACAGTAAAAACAATAAACTAAACTTAGTTAGCACCGATGGACACTGTATGATAATAAAAACTCAAGATATTTACACTCAAGAGATTAATGAGATTATCCCAGATATTGCTGTAAAACAAATAATAAAAGCATTCAAGAGCGATGAATTACTAATTATATCACTAAATAAAACAAATACAATTAGTTTTCTTAAGATAGAATCTAATAACACTACTCTTTTTTTACGATTAGTTGATGCTGAATATCCAGACTATACTAGGTTTTTTATTGGCAATGAAATTGTAAAAGTCAATAAAAATGAATTAATTACAACAACTCAAGAAGCTCTGGCAATAACAACAGATAAAAATAATTCAATGATATTTAATTTTGAAAATAATATCTTAGAAATAAAGGTTAAAAAGCAAGATCAAATTAAATATATCAATCAAATGACAATAGAAGGCTTAGTGAAGCTAGAGACGGGCTTTAATGCTAGGTTATTATTGAATATCTTAAAATCAATAGATGATGATATAATCATCCTTAAATTAAGAGACAGTAATTCAGTTATGCAAATTGAAGCAGATAATTTTACTGGTCTTATTATGCCGATAAGAATTTAAAAATAATTGAAAATAATTGTTGACAATATAAAATTATAATGTTATATTAATAACATAATTAATTTATTAATTATAAATTACTAACAACAAACAAATTATGAAAATTTATTCTTATAGAAAAGACCAAGAGAGACACACTGCATTCATTACTTATTATAATAATTTATATTATACAGCTTGCACCCTTGCCGAAAGTAAAGATTTTAAAACTTTAGAAGGTGCTAAAAAATGGATGGCAAAAAGAGGTTTTGTCAATATCTTAGAAATTGAAATAATCGCAGAATAACTACTAACAACAAAACAAAACTATGGACTTCTTAGACAAACTCGAAAAAAACCCTAAATTTATGAGATATTTCTCAATCTTCGCAATTATTTATTTAGTTGCAATTATAATAATAGACTACTACTTATCGCACTAAAAAAGGGGAGTTGCTCCCGAAATGTCAGTATCAACCCCGCCTTTAATAAGATTAAGGTATTTATTTTAATAAACAACAACTAAAAATTATGGAAAACAAAACACATAGCATCATAACTATACATAAAAATAACCGCTATCAAGCATTTCCAATGTTTGAAGTCTTATTAATTGAGGATGAAGGGGAATTAAAAGTAAAACTTCCCTATGAATTGGAATATACAAGAGTGCATTTTATTAAGTCACCACAAGAAGGTGATTCAACAACTCCTTGTGCAGATGGATCAATATGGAGATATGAAAATAAAAAGTGGACTAGGTGGATTGAAGATCGTATTAAAAAAACAGCTATTGAAAGAAGAGAAGCTATT